GAAGCGCGGCCCGACTGTGCCGTTGCTGCGCTTGCGGTTCTGAATGCTGGAAACCACGTCATCGAGGCTCGGCTCGCCGGTCCATCCGGGCGTGGTGCGTCCTGCGACGCTGCGTGCGGTGGCGAGCGATGGCTGCATGCCGGCTGCGGGTGATACAGGTGCGGGCTGTGTCCGTGCCTCCTGTTCCCACTTCGCGCGCGCCTCTGCCTCGATCTTCGCGCGATAGGCCGCCGGGTCGTCGCCCACCTCACGCATCGCACGGTGCTTCTCGACCTGCTGCTGCATCCAGCGATACGGATGGGGCTGATTGTACATCTTCATAAACAGCCCTTCGTCCTCCTTCGCCATCTGCTGGAACTCGGTCTGCAGTTCGGCCACCGCCTCATCGCCGATTTTGTCGCGCAGCAGCCATTCGGAGTAGTTCAGGTTGCGGTTGACCTCCCGGCTGAACTCCACCTGTTGGACATATCGCTGATAGCCAGCCGGATCGGTCTGCGGGTCTGGCGGCGGCGGCTGATAGACCGGCTGCGGCGGTGGTGGTGGCAGACGCTGCGCCTCCTCCAGTTGCCGGCGCAGTGCGTCGCGCTCGCCCTCGGCGCGGGCGGCCTTCTCCTTCCAGTCCTGGCGCTTGCGGCGCTCGTCCTCGTAGGCGCGGCGCGGGATGACCGGCTCACCCTCCAGTGCTGACGGCGGGTCTGCGTCATCCTCGGCGGGTTCTGACGTCCCCTTGGGGGTTGGCTCCGGCTTCGGCTCTGGAGCCGCTGGCGGTGCCTCTGAGGGCACTGGCGCGGAGGCTGGCGTGGGCGCCGTCGCGGGCGCGTTGTCGCCTGCCTCGGACGCGAGGAATGTCTCTAGTTCACTAGCCATGTTGCAGTCCTTCGGAATGAGCGTTATGAACAGCTCATGGAGATCTGGAAAAGTGTTGTTGGAAACGCTGACTATGAAGTCAGCAGCTTAGGGCGAGTGAAACGCGTAACCGCGATCCGAGGCTCATTCCCAGGACGCATCCTCAAACCTGGCAAAGGCAGCCACGGCTACTTTGCGGTAAGCCTTGCTCGACCTAATCAGAAGATTACTCAGCATCTGGTCCATCGCCTGATGGCCCATGCGTTCTTGGCCCGGGTTCCTGGCTGCACTCACGTCAACCACATCAACGGCGTGAAGACAGACAACCACATCGAGAATATCGAATGGTCAAACAAGAGCCTGAACCAACTGCACGCGATGAAGGCTGGCCTCTACAAAGGACCACCACTGAAGCAGGGGATGGCCGCGGGAAACTCCAAGCTATCCAATGACCAAGTGCGCCGAATCAGAGAGAGACGAGCAACTGGCCTGGCTTATCACCGCATCGCCACCGAGTTCGGCATTCCCACGGCCACGGCTCACTACGTCTGCAAGATCGGATGGAAAAGCGTCACCTAGCTGTTTGGCGACGTCGGACGGGGAATAGGCGTCCGTGCCAAGCGATCCGCCTGAATGAGGGTATTCAGGGTCTGATGATGTGTTTGCGGAATTTTCGCGGCGGTTAGCGCGGTTGATGCCTGCGTGTTCCGTATATCGGCCTGCTTCTTCTCCAAATCAGTCAGTTGATGAGCCATCGCTAACTCAGGCGACAGCGCTGTCGGATCGGGCGCCTGAGCCTTGGCTGCATTATCAGCAGTATATGGCTCGCCATAAGGCGGAGCGTTGAACTCCGCGTGCATCGTGTGGAGCGTGTGCATTGAGTTGTGCTGGCGTTCCTTTGCCAAGGCAAAATCCGCTGCAGCTTTTGCCTGCTTCCCTTGAATATCCGCTTGTGCTCCCGCTGTAGCAACCTGTTCGGCTTTTTGCTGCTTTTCAGCCATCGCCTTTTGGTGTTCCTTTAGTCTCTCTAGTAACATCTCTTTGTCGCGCAACCCGCTGGCAGCTATCAGTATCTCCGGCGGGATCAATCCGGGCTGCATGCCTGCAAGTTGCACAAGTGTCTGGAATTGCTCATTGGCGATTGACGGAACGTCTATACCCTCGGCAATGCTGATGTCCACGTCCAGCGACGTGATGTCGTTCTCGACCTCGATGACCTGATAGAGCCGAGGATCGCCGGGCACGAGCTGCATGCGTTGCGCCGTCATGGCGCGCTTTTCGTCGTCCATCTTGGCCAGCATGTCGATCACGCGGACCGGCTGATTAATGCCGACATACCGCACGTCGTTCAGTTCGTCGGTGACGCGCACCCACTTGCCGCCAGTCCAGTATTCCCTGGCCGCCATCCACGCCATTTCATAGACGCGCCGGCTCCACATGCGCAGCGCATCGGCCAGCGGCTCGTTGGCGGCCTGCCCGCCGGCCTGCTGTGCCAAGATCGCGCGACCGGACAGCTCGCGTGGATCGGTGCCGCCCATCGCCGCGTTCGGCCCGGCAAGCTGCATCTCGGCGGTCGCATGCTGCAGCAACTGGAACTGCCCGGTCGCCAGTTCGGCGCCCGACTCGATCTCGAACTTGAGGCCCGGCATGATCTCGACGTAGCCGTCCGGCTTGGCCACCTCGCGACGCGCCTTGTCCACGTCCTGCACCGCGCCCTGTTCGGCGATCACCTGGCGCACGCTCAGCAGATGCAGCGCCTTGCTGCGGCGCTTGTTAATCTCATCCTGCAGCGAGATCAGCATACGGATCATGCCGTATCTGCCGTTCTCGCGGTTGATGTAGCTGGACTGCAGCAGCAACCCGCACGCACTGCGTCCGCGCCGGTCCTTCATCTTGCTCCGTTGCGGTGCGGCCAGCATGCCGTGCTTCGTATATGTCGCCTGATACCAGACGCCACGCTCTAGCCAGTGGCATTGAACAAGGCGCACACGGCGGCGGTTGTTGTCAGTCCAGAACGCGGTTTCCGGCCTGTCGCCGTAGTGGAAATCGACGGTGCTGAAGCTGTCTTCGATGACATCCAGCGCATCTGGATACATCTCCTCCAACTGGTCGCGATCGACCCAGATCACGATCCCCTTGTATCTGGCATCGGAGAAATCGAACGACCTGCTATGTGGGTCATACCAGACGCGGTCCCACGGAACGTGCGTGATGGTGACGTTGGCGCCACCGTTGCCGTCGTCCTCCAGTCCGATCTCAGCCCCGCCGGCTCCCTCCACCAGCATGTTCTCGTAGACGCTGCTGCGGATCATGCTGAAGTTGTTGTCGTCGGCGATGAACCGCAGCGCCTGTGTGGCGGCGTCAGCAAGGTCTTCTTCTTGTGGTGTGCGGGCATACGCCTTGGGATCGGTGCGCGCCTTGCGCTCGATGCCGCACAGTAGCTGGATTTTCTCGATGCACTTGTTGATGACGATGGCGGGTTGGCCGCGCTTCTTCAGTTCGGCCAGTTCCTCCTTGGTCCACTGGGCGCCATCCACATAATCACGGTCGCGCTGCGCCAGGGTGATCTCGTCCTGCCGCGCCATCTCGCTTTCCTCGAACCACCTGACCAGTTCGTCGTGCAGTTCATCGCTGTCGCGCGGATACTCAGCCTCGGCCTCGATGGTGCGGCCGTAGCGTTCTGGGTCGTCCTGCGGATTGGTGGGGCGATAGAGCGCGAGATCGCTCATGGCTGCATCATCAGTTGGTTCTGTCGTAGGAATTGCTGCATCAGGTCAGGGCGCTGCATCAGCAGTTGGAGCAGCGGCTGGGTCAGCGCGTTCTGTCCGCCGACACGCCAGATATCCTGCATCTCCTGCGCGTTCTGCTGCGGCTGGGTCGGATACTGAGTGCTCGGCGTTACATTGCCGGGATCAGCCAGCGGCTCGACCACCATGCCGGGATCAGCATCGCGATAGAGCGGACCACGCGCCCGCTCCATGCTGGATTGCCAATCGCCTCGCTGTGGCGCGCGATAGAACGGACTGCTGATTGCCATGGCTATTCCGGGTTAAGTGCCACCGATCCGAACCGACGTGCTCGGTGGCCACACACGGGTTACACGTCGGGAGGAAACCGACGCCGGCTCGGGATGGAGGATGCGATGGACGACGATTGGAACCGCCGTTTCTTGGGTCCGGGCGACATGCCGGAGGCGGTGCGGCGGCTGATGCTGGCTGGCTGGCCCGAAGATGGCGCCAAGGAGGGCGCGCGAATGGTATGCTGCGGCATGGATGGCAGCGACAACCTGTGGATTATGTTAGGGGCACAGAACGTGTTGCAACCGCGAAGGCTGCT